CCACTGGTGTGTACCTTGTCATCGATCGGCCCCTTAATGGAGCCGGTTACACCGATGCTGAGGTTCAGAAGGCAGTCGCAGGTTTTCTTGCGTACTGCGCGACGACGGGCTTTGTGACCAAGGTTCTTGGTCTCGAGTCGTGAATCATCGTGGGGACCCCCGGCGTGGCTGGATTTTTCCAGTCGTGCTGGGGGTGTTCACATTGTTTATCGGGACTTTCCACATGGCCCTTTTCGGGGTCGTGCTTCCCATCCTGATAAGCATGTGATCAAAGGTTAGCTAGAGGACTCGCCCTGCTTTCACATACACCAGAAGGTGACGATGAAAAGCCTGACGAGACTCTGGAAGGAGCTTGCGCTTGAATGCGCAAGCGAGTGTGGAATCAGCATCGAGAGAGACTATCAAACGGTCATCTCTCGCGTCGAAAATGAAGGGGGATCTTTTCTTACGATCACCCTTCCCGACTTTGCTTCGGGGTTCGAAAGAGCCCTTGAGCTTGGTCGTGTAGACTCCGGCCTCTTCAAATCCTTTCGGATGCGAGGCGGTCTCCCGGCTTTCTTGTCGGGTTTCACTCGTCTAGTTTTCGATGAGCACACAGGTGTCATGTTACAAGACCCAAGTGTGGAAGCTGCCCGTTCAATCAGGCAGATCTGCATCCTACCCAAGAAAATTGAGTGGGAATGTAGCGACCGCCGTAAGGCGGCTGCTATTGAGGGTTTCAAGTCCTGCGAGAAAGATCTGGAACGAGCCGATCGTGAACTGGGAGCTGCCGAGAGGCGGCTCATTGCAGTTCAGGCTGGCATCCTTTTTGGGGATGTTTTTGATGAGCTTAATCGTCGCGTTGACGAGTTTGCTCTTCAACCTGTCCACGGCCCTGGTGCTACTGCCGACCGCAAGGTTGGCAACCAGAAGTTTGCTCAGTTCTTTTGGACTGACAGACTTGAAGAATACTTCCCTTTTGGGGAGTATGTGCTGCCAAACTGGCGGCATGTTTCTTCATGGCCTGTGTCTTTCTTATCTCCGGAGCAAGAGTTGCCTGTTAAGGTAACTCTCGTTCCTAAGACGCAGAAAACACCTCGTATCATCGCGATTGAACCGACTGCAATGCAATACATGCAGCAGGCGATCATGACTGATCTCGTCCCTAGGCTTGAAAGTGATAGCCTATGTGGTCCTTTGGTTGGTTTTACTGACCAAGAACCAAACAGGGAGTTTGCCCGTAAGGGTTCTCTCACTGGGGAGTTCGCAACCCTCGATCTATCTGAGGCTAGCGATCGTGTTCTCAATTCACTCGTCGAGGGTATCCTCGCGCCTTGGCCATCCCTTGCGGGAGCGGTTCAAGCGTGTAGGACCAAGACGGCTGTCCTTCCGAATGGGGAGAAAGTTACCCTTAGGAAGTTTGCGTCGATGGGGAGTGCTTTGTGCTTTCCGATGGAGGAAATCGTTTTCTTAGCGATTCTCCTTTCAAGTTGGCGGCAGGACAAGACGCCGTTATCCCGTGCAGAGATTAAAAAGCTGCATGGGAGTGTGCGCGTCTACGGGGATGACATAATTGTTCCCGTGGAAATGGTTCAGACTTGTGTAGAAGCCTTAGAGTCCTGTGGACTAAAGGTTAACTCCTCCAAGAGCTTCTGGAACGGTAAGTTCCGGGAATCTTGCGGGGGAGACTACTTCATG